ACTCGCAATCGGTATAGACATGTTCGGTCGTGCAAAAGACATTAGTCCTTGTTCCTCACTTGCAGATCCGTTGGGCTAAGTTTGTCGATCAATCCATTCACCAAACCACGCAACTTATCCATCAAAGTCTGTACATTCGATGGGTTCTCTCCTTCGGGATTCAAGTCAATACGGGGTGCCATGATTACCATGTTGCCTTCGCTCGACAGCGTGTATGTGCCCTTGACCTTCTGTAAAAAATTGCCGCCCACATCGACAGTCATGTTTCCCTTAGCGTACATCTTTGTGTCGCCCTGCACCTCAATCTCCAAATCCTTGCCCATGAGAATCTTCATAGTCTTGTTTGTGTTGAACGAGCAGTTGCCCTTCACCAAGATCATCTTGTCGTTAAGCGTGATGTCCCATGCGTTACCAACGACCTTGTGTACTTCGCTACCCCTCGGGTGAATCTCTGTGAATGTACCTGAGCAATGGTACCAATGCATTCTCTCTGCACCAGGGGTATCGTCGTATTCAACGACATGCCCTGCCTGAGATTCATAGACATTGTTGAAGGGATACTGTGCGGCATAGGCGGTCTCGGGTTCTGCCCAAAAGCCATATAGCGCAGACACACAGAATTCTAGGTTGTCCTTCTTCTTCTTGACAATCGTGTTCTCAATCTGTTCATTTCTTGCTAGGCGGTTCGTGTCTGCCTCGCCCATGCGCGAGATCAGCGGATACATGCCCTGTGGATCTGCAAATCCGCGGTTGGTGTCGATTGTTGGATTCTTAGGCAACTGATATGACTTCAAACCGACATCGTTTTTTGCCTCATCCAACGAACTGATGATCTGTGCCTTCCTGCTCTCAATCTCGTTGATGTAGATCTGCTTCACATCCTCAGGATCGATCAGGGGAATGTTAGGCAAGTTTGCAAGTTCGTTCGGAACAGGAATGTTGACGGTGTTGATACCACCGATGGTTCCAAAGACCACGGGTTCCTGTGCATTCATACCATCTCGGAAGAAGCCAACAACCCATGCGCCCTGTAGCAATCCCGTGGGAGACCATCCCTTGCCCGATACACTCGCACTCGTAACAGGCATTATCACATGCGCCCAAGGAAGATCCGTTGTGGGAATCTGTGCCTTGTCATCGGTGTGCCAACCAAGTACGCGCACACGGACGCGACCCAACTTGAGCGGGTCATAGATGTCCTCCACGACACCTTGCCACCACACAAAGCCGTTCTTGCCCATGTAGTCCGCTCTCAATGGTTCTTGATTGCTGCTCATGATGGCTCCAAGTTCAACTCTGCCTTCTTGTAGTCGGCAATTGGTTCTGCGAAAGAATCGCGTGATAGTGTCATAGTCATAGTATGTTCACGATCTGTAACTAGGTGCTTGACGGTGGTGACCAAGTAACGACCCTTGAGATAATCGTCCTCGTAATTGTCCTGCTTTTTGGTGGCTTCCTTTGCAATTGTTCTGAAGTTGATCACCTGACCAACCTTGACATTCGTATCTCCATAGCATGACACGATCAGGTTGATGGAATTCATTTGATTGAGTAGCGACTGCCTAAGCAACACGGTCTCCTCAGGATCATGCACCTGAGCGATTCCCGCCATCGAATATGATGACTTCGGATAGAAGCGAGTGTGAGACTCGACAGAATCCGTGTAATCAATCTTCTGCATCGGAATCAGCGGATTCTTCTCAAGGTGCGCTGCATCGTTCATGAAGGATTTGTCATACTTGAACTGCGATGTAGACCAAGTCTTCGTGGTCATATCGTGTGTCATGATGGCAGACGCAAGCATTCCCAAGTTCTGCTGCTTGATCTTGTCGGTCATGTCCTCTACGACCAACGAGTGAATGTTTCGTAGTTCGGATTCAAGCATTCTTGATCCATCTTCGCTGCGAAACCCATCAGGATAGTTTGTGTAGGTGAATGCGACATCCGCTGTCTTCAGACCCGATAGCGGCACAAAATGGTGACCGTCTGAGTTCTGAAAAAGCACATAATCGCACATCGATGTGTCTGCCTTGGCTCTAGCCCTGTGAGCAAGCCAATTGATTGCATACAGAGGTGACCAATAAGGAATCACATACGACCGTGTGTCGAAAGTCTCCGTAACTGTCTTGAGGTGGATTTTGTCATCATCCAATGCCTCTCGCACAAGCCCCACCGCGCCACCTACGATAGCCCCTGCTACGCCCCCTGCGATTGGCAGGGGAATCATGCTGCCGATCAGCCCCCCTGCTGCCGCGCCTCCTGCTGCCGCTGAAATGAGACCGTTGTTCTCGCCGTTATCGACGGCCAAGTACTCGTCAAAGATGTTAGTGACCATCTTCGAAACTGGCATGTTTCGATAGGATTTCGAAACTTTTGATTGCATGCTTTTGATTGCTTGAGTTGCGACAAACTCAATGCGAACCATCTGCGCCGACTCTTGTGCCGTTTCTGTAAGCACGGAAATCTTGTAGGTTCGGAACACCAACTTAACAGGCTGTCCACCGCCCATCGGGGTTCTGTAGATGATCGTCAGCGTCTCGGCACCGATGATAGGAAAGTTCTTTACGATGTTCATTGAGTCGATCAGCGTGATGCTTCCCGACATGCAGTTGCTGAAGATGTCCTCATACACAATGAAATTCTGAAAGATGCCCTTCAGGCTCATCGTAAAGCCAGTATATGACTTGAGGGTGATCTCATCGATCACCACATCTCCTGGTTTCACCATCGTGTCGCTACTGACATCTGTCACGATTCACCTCATGTATTGATTTGGAACAGCCGCCTGAAGTCTCTTAGTACGGGGTCGATGTATTCAGGACGCATGACCTTGATAGTTCGCTTGCCATCATTCACTTTCGACTCATGCGCGATGTTCACGACTGATGTTGCATAACCGACATCGTCATTGTTGTCATCAATGCCTAATGGAATCAACTCGGTGTTGCCAACAACGAATCTGTCAATCAATGCAGATGGACTTTCGGATCTCTTGTTGTCCACCAAAGTGACGGGTCTGTATAGCGGAGAAACGATCTCTCCGCTGCTTGTCTCAAAGTGGTGGAGTGCATAACGATTGTCGCCCACCACTCTGAACACCTGTGCCGCGACCTCTCTTCCTGTTCTAGTAGTTGAAAACAGGTCATGCCGAATGTCCTTGGGTCGAGCGATTGCCTGACCGCCCAACTGAACCAATGTGTCTTGAATCTTGAAGGTGCCTGTGATGTCTTCGACTTCGATCTTGTATAGATTCGGATCCCAAGACTTCACCTTTCCACTAGCGATTTGATTGCCAAATCTATCCTTCTGTATGACAGTATCGCCAACCTCATAGTGCGGTAGCCGCCGATCAAAAGGAACGATCTCGCCATCTTCCTGTCTTCCACTCTTATGATCCCACAGTAGTGGAGGGTATACAAACAGGCTTTTGCCCGTGTATGTCTTCTCCATCTGCGTTTCCAATTCGTTGACGCTCAGAGGCCAACTGAAGTATGGATCAAGGATCTCATTAAACATGAGAATGATCCAATGGTAGTCAGACCGACCATAGATGCGGTGAGCAATTGTCTCGGGACGCTCCTCGTCCTTGATCGTGTAATCCAAGGCGGTTCCCTGTGCTTCCTTGACGATGTCTAGGATCTTTGCCCGTGTGAGAATGTTCTTCACAAGGACTAGATTGCCCGAATCATCCCGATAGCCGACATTAGGTAGATAGTTGAAATAGCCCATGGATTATCTCAGGGTGAGGGGATGTTCCCCAACTCCCAACCAAAACGGTCGCGGGTGAGGATTTCAAGTTCGCTGAACGACAGTTCCATGGTGATCTTGGTGGGTGCGGAGCCGTACCCATCGTTTTGGAAGGTGGTGAATGTTGTCTCCTCGCCGTACTTCACCTTGACACCCTTGAGGGCGCACTTGTGAATGTATGGAAGATAGCCGTTCTCCCTGCCGTCCGCAGTCAGGAACTTGATTTGAAACTCTGCGGGGTAGTCCAAGAAGCGACCTGAACCCTCCGACCGCTTGGGGTGGGAGAAGAACTTGAGAAGACCGATGATCTCATGACATGTCTCAACCTCTTCCCTGTTGCGCGGAAGAAATGTATAAGAGAAGTTGAACTCTCTGCGCTTGACTTCTTTGAACAGGTGAAGTGACATTGGGTTCACGACTTGCCGCTGCTGTGCGGAAGCGAACTTGGCAAAGGTTCCTGCCTCGGCACCGACAAGTTCGCCCAACGAGTCAAGCACCTTGAGATTTGCCAATCCAATCTTCTTGCCGATGTCCCTTGCTGCTGCGGGATCACCGCCTGCGATTGCCTTGGGAAGTTTTAGCGCATCCAATCCTGCCATGCTTGCATCTTCGTACTCCATCGCATATCCGACTTCCAATCCCGTAGGCATGTACAGATAGATGCGAGAAAGAATCGGTGCAGTTCCTCCTGCAAGACCCGTCTGTTCTTCTGTATAAGAATCCCGTCCCAATCCCTGACCCTTGAGGTTGCCGTCAGCAAATACCTGTTTCGCGGTATCCAAGATAACGCCGCCACCTGAAACTACCGCGCTAAGGGTGTTTGCAACCATCCCCACGATGTCTGTTTTCTGTTCGGCGGTTGCATCTGCCTCGGCGGCATTCTGTGCGGTTCGCATCTTGTCGATCAGGCTTTCGCCAAATCTAGCAAACGCCTCGCGCTTGGTTGCCAAGTATTGGGGATTGTTATCCCATATCTCAATGCACATGATGCTTTGGTGGGATGGATCTGTCAGAAGATCGTAGGGATACTTGTAGTACCCCGCAGCCCTCGTTGCATCCGCTTTGTTGATGAAACCGCCGCGACCATCATTGAACAACTTATCTTCGAATGCAGTTGATCTGCGCCGAAGAATGCCGTCGATGGCTCGGATCTCTCCGTAGGTTTTGCTGCTGCTGAACTCTGCCATATGGGTGTATTTAGATGGGATCTCATAAATAGCAGATACGGGAGACACAATCATCGCAACTGGAAACTCGTACAAGGGAAAGTACACACCGAAGCGTCCACAGAAGTACAAGGGCGATCCCAACATGTGCTTCTACCGATCATCGTGGGAACGCCGATTTATGACATTCTGTGACGAGAATGATGCCGTGGTTGAGTGGTCTTCCGAAGAGGTCGTGATTCCTTACATCTCGCCAATCGATGGACGGCGGCACCGATACTTCGTTGACTTTTGGGTGCGATTGCGGAAGCCCGATGGATCGATTGAGGAGTGCTTGATAGAGGTGAAGCCGAAGAAGCAGACAATGAAGCCCGAACAGCCGAAGTCAAAACGAATCTCCAAGTCCAAATTGTTTGAGATTCGCAACTGGATGGTCAATTCGGCAAAATGGGCGGCTGCTGAAGACTATTGCGGGGATCGGGGTTGGAAGTTCAGACTCCTAACTGAAGAAAACATCTTCGGAAAGACTGCTAAATGACGAAGCAACAGGTAACAAAAGTTGTAAACCAGTTCGCACGAACCACCAATCTGAATTTGGGCGATGATCGGGCTACCCGTTGGTTGGCAACCAACCTGTCCAAGATCAAGACAAACATGCGACAGGATAACTATATCGACAGCAGCAAGACTTTGGTTCGAAAGCAATTGACACCTGGGAACATGGTGTTTTTTGGATACGCACCCAAGACCAAGGATGAACTCCAATTTTGGGACGAGTTTCCTGTGACGATCATTCTTCACCCACAGAAGGGTGGATTCCTCGGATTGAACCTTCACTATCTGCCACCCTCGGCTCGGGCAGACTTCCTTAACAAACTCCTGAAGTATGTCTCCGATCCAAATTGGGTCAAGCACAACAACACATCAGTTGAGTTTCGTGTCACCTACGGTCTACTCAAAAACAGCGCAAAAATGAAAGCGTTCAAGCCCTGCATCAAGCGATATTACTACAGTCACATCGTCACAAAGGTAGCGTACATCGAACCTATGAAATGGAAGATGGTGCCCTTCTTTCCATTAGACAAGTTCAAGGGTGCAACTCGGGCAGATGTTTGGGCTTTGGCATAATAGATACCTTATAGAACCATGGATATCCTCGGAAACCTACAAGCAACACGGGCAAGAGCCGCATACCAATCGTATGTCGGAAATCCCGACCCATCGTTTCAAGATTCCGTCTACGGGCGGGCGCGTGAGACAGGATGGGCGGCGGGTAATCGTTGGTTGGTCATGGTGTTCCCAAACCAAGCGGTGCGGGACGGCATCGGCATGAATTTTGTTCCCGATGTTGCCCGATTGGCTACCACATGCAAATCGATTAACCTCAACGAGCAGACTTGGTATAGCACCGAACAGAACTATATCAACGCAGGCCCGAACCGTGTGTTTCCTTACAAGAGAAACACCAACAATACTTCGGGCATCAAGGTGCAGTTCAATGTCGGAACAGACATGTTTGAAAAAGAATTCTTTGAGGGGTGGTTGCGGTACATTCAGAACCCATACACCCGTCAATGGCGTTTCTACGATGATTACGCCAAGGACAGTTTCATCTATCTGCTGCTACTCCCGAATCATGTGCAGAACTTCGCCATGGCGATGGAAGCCATGTATCAAGGCAAGGTTGTTGGCTACAAGTTTACCGAAGTCTATCCGTTCTCCATGAACATGAACGGCGGAAACCTGAACTACAACAATGTGCAGGAGCCGTTGTTCTCTGACATTGGATTCATGTATCACGACATGATCCCACTTCAGGAAGAAACCATCAAGTACGACAACATCATTCCAACAGTCACCGATACAGGCTACCCCGTGATCGAACGGGATCGCTACAAAGACATCCTCACGGCAAGCCAAGCGGGTATCGACAAGGCTGTAAACGGTTTTGCTCTCGGTACGATTGCCGAACGGGCAGCGTTCAACTCCGTCCGTCAGCAGCAGCGCAGCGTTCTACAGGCTTATGTCAAGCAACTAGAGGAATACAAGGTAGACAATCTGCCGCGTGGCGTGGATGGAAGAGTGGTCTATTCCACACCGCGTCAGGGTGGACTCGACTTGGGTCTGACTCTACTGTCACAGACTCAAGGCTTTTTCGGTGCAGGATTCTTTGGAAACGGATTTTTACCCTAACTTTTCGTCATAGGAGATCGTTATGTCACTCGCAGGAATTATCGCTTCAACACCAAAACACCAAACAACTCTTCCCGTCAGCGGAAAGAAGATCGAATATCGACCCTTCATCGTCAAGGAAGAGAAGATCCTTCTCATGGCGGCTGAGAGCAAGGACGAGAAGACAATCAATACAGCCATCCGCGAGGTAATCTCCGCATGCACAGGCGGGGCTGTGGATGTCTTCAAGTTGCCATTAGTGGACATGGAATATCTGTTCCTGCAACTCCGCAGTCAATCCGTAGGTGAGACTGCCAAGCCAAATATCAAATGTTCGAAGTGTGAACTCCCGACTGAGGTTGAGATCAACCTGAAGGAGATTCAACCGATCACCGATCCAAATCATAAGAAGATCATCCCTATCATTGGGGATATCAGCGTAGTCATGAAGTATCCAACTGTCG